CCATAGTATTTTCATATCTTTGGAAATAAACCCCCGACTGGGGTACTTGCCGATGGTATTGCGATACGTATCCATTAAGACATCGACGCCCCGACTACGTATATTGAGGGCGGGATAATGGGGCAGGAAATCATTGCCCAATAGAAAACAGAGGAATATATAGTCATATATCCTGGTGTGCCGACTTCCATCCGCGTATTGCGTGCATTTCATTTCGCGCTCTATACTTTCGGACAATTTGCGTATATTCATAAAATAGGGTTCATTCTCACTCGTGGGTTTGATGGGAATCTGGCTTTTCATGAATTCGGGGGCTTCGCGGAAAATATAGATATTCCTAAAGTAGGCACAATGGAAAATGGACAACATAATAAGGTCCGAATCGAGGCCATAGACCGCCACCGTTTTATCAGCGGCCTTGTTTGCCCGCATGTGCATAAACATTTTATGCTCTCCTTCGCCACATTCATCGGGTCCCGTAACTACGATTTTCATTTTCGATTGACCATATACATCTAAATTGGCGAAATGCCGGGAAATACGGGTGCTCAAAAGTCGCATAAATTGCGTACCGGGAGTAATCATCGAGGTACTGAATTTGGGGGTCTCCGTTTCACCCGTTCCTTTTCCGACCCCCGGCTCGAAAGAAATCTTAGACATATAGGCCGTTTTATTCCGGCGATTGCGCTGTTGCTCCATCTTGGCCAGAGGTGCCACTCCGTCAAAGGCAATAAAAACCAATTCGGTCGGTGCAATAAGATTGATATAGCTCTCTATCGAGACAATGACCGTGTCGATTATTTTATTATAGAATGTCGTATCGTCGTGCCCCTCTTTCACAATTGTGTGAAATGCATCGTAAATTATAGAATTGCAATCCATATACAAACTGCTAAATTTTGTATTCTCTGATTTCAATGAATACAAATTTTGGATTATCTTAGGATAATTCTTGATAATATAGGAAAAGTAACTAGGAATACCCATGATGCAGTGACAATATATTATATAGTAAGAACCGTTGTATTTATATATATTGCATGTAATATCTTTGATAATTTAGGAAGGTAGAATATAAGAATAATAATATTTGTACTTTATTATGAAAAACAAAGTGTCTCCCAAAAATGTGTTTGTATCGACCCCGGATTCGGAGCACGCGGCCCAATGTCAGGCAATCCTCACTAAAATACGGCAAATTCAGGAAATTACGCAGAATACGGCGACGACCATAGATGAGTATAGGCGGAATCATTTATTTACCAACGGTGAAATAATGACGAATACCGCGACACTCGTCGAATTAAACCAAATCTTAGACGCGACCCGATTCAAGCTGGATACGCCCTCTGTCGATTTGAATGCAATTGTATCCGAAATACAAAAGGTGGTGGACAGGTTGTCGGTTCTTTTTTCAAACTATGGTGCTCCCAATATACACGACATCTTGGTTATTACATTCGGCCAAGAATTCGCCAATAGTATTGCATTCCCACTTCCCGCATTGGAAGATAAATATGCCCTTATTACTAAATATGTTCGGCCGATTGGATATAAGATATATCCATGGAAACGGACGAAAACCGTCAAATCGTCCCGGACAAATACACTTTGCAAAGATAAATTGAATGTTGATTTGGGCTCGGCATTTGAAACCTATAATAATATCGAATGTCTGGATGTCGACGTATCGACCACGATGCAATTCTTAGTAAAAGTCCATGGTATTCGCGTTATTATACACAACGACCGGTTGCAAAAAACCATCGTTATAAAGGGGATGTGCACCAATGTTCCGCTCGATATTCTGGGCAACCGATATTTGGAAGAGCGCAGGAAGGCCATTCGCACTCTAATCGAGGAATCGTCCGCTTTTCCTAAAGTGGATGCCTATAAAGTATTTCAAATACTCACCCTGAAGGATATGTTAATTTGCGGCGATAATGACGTCTATAAGAAGAATATTGGTATATCACACGATTCCCATTTCGTATCGTCGAGTGATATTGGGGACGTTTCTAAGAAATTCTTAGAAATGAACCTATATACACAACGCAATATACTCCTAAATATTTTCGCGTCGAATAACGATATGATACAATACGTCGCCTATATCCTATATGATTGCCTTATCATTAATACGACGGAGACACTCGATGCGCATAATCAGATAGTCATCTATGACAGTTTCCCCTGGAAGATAAAGAATCATATCAAGGATGCGACTAAGAATACAGTGAAATATAGTAGCGAAATTGCCAAGAAATACGATGTATCGCCCGTATCATTGGAGCAGAAAATCTATTTGATGAATCTGCCGGAGAATGTGAAAGAGCGGGCGTTTGCCCGATTGAAAGAGGTCAAGGGGAAGCCCGACGAATCGAGTGCCAAAGCGCGGCAATACTTGGAGGGATTACTGAAAATTCCGTTTGGGAAATATCGCGCGGAGCCCATATTAGGTATGGTTGCCAATATAAATAGCGCATTTACTAAGATTCTTGGTGATATTGCTAAAATGCCCCATCGTTTCGATGGAAGTCCGATGTCCCCAGGGACTAAATATTCCAATATCGAGATTATGCAATATATTCGGACATTTAGTGGAAATTTGCCGTCTTGGTTGATTCGCCATTTCGAATCGATTCCATCTACGCCTCTGAAAGCGGTCAACAAGGCGTGCGATTATATTCAGACCCTTACAGGGGAATCCTATAAAAAGAATCGCCAGGAACGCCTAAATTATATTCGCGCATTCTTAGAAAAGGGGGACGTTTCTATTTCCGATAAATGTCTAGTCTTTGATTTAGCGTGTTTTTCGGTCCACGGTGGGTCGACGTCGGTCCATTCCATTTATCACGATTTAGAGAAAGTGTCGGAATTGACCGACACGGTCAAGGGCGAAATGTCCAATATAGTGGCAAACTTGGACAAATCGATATATGGGCATAACAATGCTAAAAATCAAATACTCAAAATAATCGGCCAATGGATGAATGGGAAAACGTCGGGGTATTGTTTCGGATTCGAGGGGTCTCCGGGAATAGGAAAGACCTCTTTAGCAAAAACGGGAATATCGAAATGTCTCATCGACGAAGATGGAACCCCCCGGCCATTTGCCTTTATTGCTTTAGGGGGGTCGTGCAATGGCGCCACCTTAGAAGGACACAATTATACCTATGTCAATGCCCTCTGGGGACGCATTGTCGATATATTGATGGAGACGAAATGCATGAATCCCATTATCTATATTGACGAATTGGACAAGGTCAGTAATACGGAGCACGGAAAGGAGATAATTGGTATATTGATGCACCTAATCGATTCAACTCAAAACGACGTTTTCCAAGATAAATACTATAGTGGAATCAATATTGATTTGTCGAAAGTTCTCTTTATATTTTCCTATAACGACCCCTCTAAAATCGACAGTGTCCTACTCGACCGGATTCACCGAATCAAATTCGAAAATCTTTCAACAGCGGACAAATTGGTCGTAGTGCGGAAACACATATTGCCCGAAATATGTGAACGGATGGGATTTTCCCAAGATTTGGTTATTTTAGGCGATTCTATCGTGGAATACCTGATATTGACCTATACAGCGGAGCCGGGAATACGCAAACTGAAGGAGATACTATTCGACATATACGGGGAAATCAATATAGAAATGTTGAAATGCGACAATGAGCGGACGTATCCTATCGAACTCACCGTCCCCATCTTAGAAAACCACTATATGAAACAATATGTCAAGGTGGAGGAAAAGAAAATCAACCCCCGACCCGACGTAGGATATATTAATGGTCTCTGGGCGAATGCATTGGGTATGGGCGGAATAACCCCCATAGAAACATCCTTCTGTCCGGCCAACGTATTATTGGAGTTGAAACTGACCGGACTACAGGGGGATGTGATGAAGGAGAGTATGAATGTGGCTAAGAATGTGGCCTGGTCGCGAGTGAGCGATAAAATCAAAGCGGAATGGTTGGCGACATTCGAAAAGACGCAGAACGGGGGTATTCATATACATTGCCCCGAGGGGGGTGTGCCAAAGGACGGGCCATCCGCGGGGGCGGCAATAACATGCGCTATATATAGTCTATTGATGGGGCGTCAGATAAAGAATACAGTGGCAATCACGGGGGAAATCGACCTAAGAGGCAATATAACGGCCATCGGGGGTCTAGAAATGAAGATATTGGGCGGTATAAGGGCGGGAGTGAAAACGTTTATTTTTCCCGAGGCGAATGCGCGCGATTATACCAAATTCTTAGAAAAATACGAATCTATAACAGTAGGACTCGAGTTTATCCAAGTATCCCATATAGACCAGGTATTTAGCGTCGTCTTTGTATAGATATATACGAAATATAGATTATATATCTAAACATATATAGCACAGTCGAGATGTTCAATATAGTAAATATTCTTTATTTGGCATTCCGTTTATCACCGTTTATCGTGGTTTCTTTCTTTGCATTACAATCCTTTTTAAATTGGGATATGAAGGGATTGATATATTTAGTCGGTTTGCTCTTTTCGTCTTTTGTGACACTTTTATTTAGCCCTATATTCGAACGAATTACTAAGCGTGCGGTTGATTCGGCAGACGGAACTTCGGCCGATGGCACTACACCGACCGAGCCTGCCGCCGAATGTCATATGATTACTTTAGGAAGCGACAAGGCATTATCGTCCTTGCCTCTGAGTACGGGCGTATTCTCATATACATTCTTCTATTTGCTTTCACTCGTATTAAATACGGCGCGAAATAGAGGGACAGTGGGTCTCAATGCCCCCGATTTTAGTGCGGCCAATTTATCCGTGGCAATGCAGGAGAATATTCCTATGATGATATTGTTCCCCCTGTTAATTATTGTCGATGGTATATGGAATATACGATATAATTGCTCTAACATGTTGGCTATATTTATATCTTTGGTGATTAGCGGGGGAATGGGTATTGCATGGGCAATGATAATCCTGAAAGTGAATAATCCCGATTTGCTCTTCATCACCGGAAATTCGGCTGACACTTGCTCCCGACCAAGACGCAGTCTATTTAGGTGCAAAGTGCCGCCTAAAACACAACCGCAGCCTAGCCAGTAATCCAATACCAATTCCAACTATTTAGGGATTAAAATAGCCTATATTTGCATTCAGCCACTGTTTAATCGAATCTACCATGCGATTCCGGAATAAATCATTGGAAATCATGCGGACACTCTTTGATTTCGCGGCGAAATATTTGAAGAAATTGTAGATGATTTGTATTGTATTGGCGGTGGGGTATTTTTCGT